CTTTACATCTTCTTTATATTCATATTCTCCTGCTAACCAGTTCCATTCTAATGGTAAATCACCTATAAGTTTTTCACTCTCTAACCATTTAAATTGATGCAACTCTAAACCTGATGCTCTGTTTACATAATTAGGTGTAAGTGCAGTACACTTTTTACAATTCATCAACATAAAACTAGACCAGTTCTTTTTAGGATAGACTGTTTGCTTTTGATTTAAAAACTTTACTTTACTCTTTGGTGTGTAATCGTGTTTGCAAACTTGCACAGCGTATCTATCATCTCTTAATCGCCACAGTTCGTTTATGTCTGCCTTCATTAACATATCACAATCCATAAACAATGCCCAACCTTGATAGTTCATTAAGTGTGGTGTTATAAATCTACTAAAAGAAAACTCTGTACTAGACAAAGCATTTCTTTCTCTAATAAAATCGTCTTTGATATTTTCTAAATAGATAGGTGTTATAGCAACAGGTTTTGTACTGTGTTTTAAAATACTATGTGTTAATACACTATGTGCAACTTTTTCTTTTGTATCATAACCTATGAATACATTAATCATTTTGTAAACCTGTGCAATCTATGATAAAGTGTTTCTAGTTCTGCTTTCTTCTCTTTTGGTATTGTTATGTCGTCTTGTGATTGTACTAAAAATACAATCATTTCTTTAAGTAACGCAACATCTGATTGTGAGAATACTGGTTTACTTACTTTCATTAACAACACTCCCTACTGTTTCTCTTTCAATATCACCATGGTCAAACTCTGCCCAATATAATTCAAATGCTACACCATCTTCTAAACCTATGAACTGATGATACTCATTTGGTTTTACTTGTGTAAAATCACCAGGTCCTAATATTGTTTCATCTACCAAATCATAATCATTCTTCCAAACTCTTACAATCATTTTACCAGATTCACAAAAGAACCCATTCCATTTAAACTTATGTTTATGTTTAGAACATGATATATCTTTTTTAAATTCTATTCTATGAAACTCAAGAACTCCGTTTGCGTGAATAAGTTCTGTTTGTCCCCATATTTTTCCTGCTTTCATGGTAACATTTCTCCTGCATCTTTTCTTGCTTTACCTTTTAGATGGTCCATATATTCTGCCATTGGCGTATCTGGCCAAGGATTACCGACTCTTCTAATTGTAGGTGATAAATTAAATTGAGGTACATTCTTTAAATATTTTTTTCTAACAACATCAAATAAATAACTATCGTGCCACTCATCTTCTTTGACAAGATTTAAATTTGTGTAGATGTCTTCAAATCTTGATACAAATAATCTAGTTTCATGGTTTCGTAAATTATATCCTACAAAACCACACTCACTATAATAAGTTGGTCTGTCTATAAATGATATTGCATATTCACCAGGTAAAAATTTATCTACAACTTCTTTAGCAGTTATTGTCTTTTTGAAAACTACATCTGCATCTATCCAAAAAACATAATCATATGGATGTCTTGGTGCTAACATGGCATCACATTTTGCAAATACTTTATAACTAAATCTTATTGCATCTTTTTTGTAATTTGTTCCGTGAATTATTTTATCGGGTCTATCTTTTTCTACACTATCAACATTGAGTTCACTCATTCTTGATTGAAATTTTCTTAACTTGTTACCAACTTTACCTTCCCAAATATTTCTATAGAAAATATTATCTCTAATTGGAAAATCTTCAGGCACCCAACCTTCATGGTATACTATTAAGTCGAATGGCCAATTGTAGGATTTTAAAAATCTATGTGCGTAATATTCGTAAAGTTTTTTATTGAAACTAGTTACAATTGCTATCTTCATTTCCTGTCCTCATTATGTAATATGAATCAACAATGTCTGTAACAGGATTAGATAATTTATTCATACCCAATTCAGATACTAAATCTTGTCCACCGTCTTTCATAAATTGTTCATACATTTGTTCTTTACTGGCATTACCTTTACCAGTTGCTCTTTTCTTAACAACACTAGGTACTATATTAGAATAATTTATATGATGTTGATTTAAGAATTTATATTTCAGTATACCGCAATTTTCTGCAATTTGAAATAAACCTTGTCCTCTAGAACCATATGAATAACCTTCTATAAAAATCCTTGTGTGTTTATTATTAAATAAACTTAACACCCAATCACCTATTAAACTAAATCTTTGAATGTTATCACTATAGTATTTAGGGTATTCGTAACCGTGTACTTTTTTCGCAACCTTTCCTTGATACTTTTTTACTGAAGACAAAAAATGAAATGTGCAATCTTTTATTTCAGTTTTGTTTTGATTTTCAGCAATACATACTCCAGGACTATTTAACGAATAATCAATCCCAATTATCCTCATCATTTAACTCCTCTTCTGTAGGAGGAATGTCCTCTTCATCAAATTCATGTCCACAAAAGGGACATAGAATAGGAAGAATATCTCTGGTTTCATCCCATCCAATTCTCATTTCTGTATTACAATTACTACATTTATGTGTTTTAATCATAACTTAAACTTCTTAAACTGGTCTTTTTTAACATCTTGTTTTATACCTCCAATAACATATGATTCTATCTCTGTTTCTTGTGGTGCGTTCTGTAATCCTCTACTACTTAACCAATGTGTTATCCATGGTAAAGGGTTTGACTTTTGGTCGTACTTCGGCGTTAGTCGTATCGCTTTCATCCTTCGGTTTGCCATGTGTTCTACAAACTGGTGTAACAATTTTTCTGACAACCCAATCATACTGCCTTGTGAAAATAGATATGTTGCCCATCTTTTCTCCTCTGCTACTGCATCATCAAACATTTTATAAACTTCTTGTTCTGTGTCTTTTATAACTTGGTTCATTACTTTATCATTTTCTTTTTCTCTATACATATTGAGAATTTGTTGCGACATTGCAAAATGTTGACTTTCATCTCTTGCAATAAATGATATTATCTTTGCTGAACCTTCTAACTTTTTTAATTCTCCAAACGCAAAACTACATGCAAATGATACATAAAATCTTAAACCTTCAAGTATGTTAACAGTTACTAATGCTAACCATAATCTCTTCTTTAACTCATACATATCGACTTGATTAGGTGATAATGTCCAAGTATATCCTAATTCTATTAAATCATCATATGTTTTAGTTACTGATTCTGCTCTTCTTTTTATTTTTTCATCATCTATAATTGTATTGAAAACATCACTAGGATTTGAATACAAGTTCTTTATAATGTATGTATAACTCCTAGAATGTATGGTCTCCATAAAATCCCAAGTTACAATACAACCCTCTATTTCAGGTAGTGAAACAAATGGTAGAAATGCTAAACATGGTCCTCTACCTTGCACACTATCTAACATAGTTTGATACTTCAAGTTTGATGTAAAAATAAATTTCTGACCTTCTGTTAAATCTAGATAATCATTTCTATCTTTCTGTAAAGATACCTCTTCTGGTCTCCAGAAATATCCTAATTGTGTTTGATTTAACTTATCAAACACTGGATATTTAAATGTGTCATATCTTTGTATTGCTAAATCTTTGCCAAAAAACATTGGTTGTTTAGTTGAATCTAAACTTACATCTTTATTTAATACGCTTTTACTCATTTTTAAGGTCCTTTAATTCATAGTGCCAATCATCTGTATCACCAGCAGTCCATTTATGTGTACCTTCTACTTCATATTCTACAGTAGAAACTTTAAAATCAGGAAACTTTAATTTACTAGGTGACAATGATTTGTCATAAAATATGACTCTGTTATTTGGTTGAGCAGCAATGTGTCCATTCTCTAATGCTATAATATTAAATGATTTATGCTGACTAGGTGTTTCAGCAAAAGATACATCCCTTTCTAACTCTGATGATGCACAACTATCTATTGTCCACCAATAGTGACCTTTATACCATTGTTTTTCTGGTGACATATATTTGCACATACTACCTCCTAGTAATACTTTTTGTATAATTGTTATATCATAACTAAAGCAATCCCACAATTGTAATTCTGTCAAAGGCATATTACCCTCGTAATCTTTTTTCCATACAAATGCTGATATGGGTAGTTTATCAAACAATGCACCATACTCTGGTAAAAAAGTTTCAAAATATAATGCTCTACCCATAATAGACTTTGCACTTACCCAAACACCTGGTGTCAATTCTCCATGACCTTTTTCTAAATCATAAAGATATTCTTTCTTTACAAACACTTCTTCGTGTGGGGTATTTATTGCTAAATATGCCATTATATAGTACAACTCTCACATTCTTCTTCTACCTCTGTTTCAGGTACTTCATCTTTAAAACCTATAGGGTGTGCAGGTTCGTCTTCGTCTTTCTTACTATCATATGTATTTTGATAATAAGAAGTCTTCCACCCTAATTTATATGTAGTTAATAAATCTTGTGTCATAACAGATACTGGTACTTGACCATCTTCAAAGTGTTCTGGATTATATGACCAGTTGCCACTTATTGCCTGGTCAAAATATTTCTGCATTATTGAAACTATATTTATATAACCAGTCATGTCTTTCATATCCCACAATAAAGTATAATAATTTTTTAGGGTTTGATATTGAGGTACAACTTGTTTTAGAGGACCTTTCTTTGATTTTTTAATACTTAAATAATCTCTAGGTGGTTCTATACCATTTGTTGCATTACTCACAACACTTGATGATTCAGATGGCATTTGTGCAGTCAATGTACTGTGTCTTAACCCATGCACTTTTATATCTTCTCTTAACTTTTCCCAAGGTAAAGACAATTTTCTATCAACCAATACATCAACATCTTTTTTGTATGTGTCAATGGGCAAAATACCATCTGCGTATTTTGTTCTATCAAAGTATTCACATTTACCTTTTTCTTTTGCGATATTATTACTCGCCCAAAGTAAATGAAATTGAAATGCTTCTGTAAGTTCGTCTACTAATCTCCATGCTTCTGGGTCTGCATATGAAACTTTATTCTTTGCAAGGTAATGAGCAAGACCAATATATCCTATACCTAAACTTCTTCTTGCCTTCGTAGATATTTCTGCTGCCTTCACTGGATAATTTTGATGGTCTATTATTTCATCTAAACCTCTAACTGCTAAATCACATAAGTCCTCTAGTTCGTCTAAAGATTTTAATTGTCCAACATTAATAGCACTTAAAATACATAATGCTATTTCACCTTCTCCGTCTATGTGTTGTATTGGGTCTGTAGGTAATGTAATCTCTTGACATAAGTTAGACATATAAATTCTATCTTTAAAACTAGAATGTGTATTGCAATGGTCAATATTCATAATGTATATACGACCTGTTTCTGCTCTTTCTTTTAATATGTCAAAGAATAATTGCTGACAACTTATTTTCTTTTTCTT